AAATTGCCACGAGCCTTGTTAGTTCCTGCAAGGTCTGTCCCATTTACCACATTTGGACATCTTACTTTTGCGCCATTTGGAACAGCTCTATTAGTAAAAGTTATTAACCCTGCTGTATTGCAAGAAAAAGTTCTGTTGGCCGGATTAAAACCTCCTGTTATATTGTTGGATAAATATAATGCGTTTGTTTGATAGTTAATTGAGTTGCACCACCACTCATAAACGCCACTTCCTGCGGCTGTCTCCACTTGAATACCTGGGCATCTCCAGGGCAAAAAGAACTGCATTGTTTGAGAAGTGGAACCGTTGCCAGTACCAAGCTCAAACCAATCGCCTAGCATTTCTATATTGCCTTGATAACCATGCGCTTCTGTTCCTGAGCTGGTAGTCATCTTTAACCAGCCACGCTGCCCGCCAGTGGCACTATTAACTGTTACAGTTGCGCCGTTTGAAAATGTCAGAATGTCATTATCAGCAATTGTTCCTGTCTTGCGCCTAAGTTTCACATAGCCTGATGCTGGAATAGCAGTACCCGCTGTATTTGGAGCTTCAATACCTAAAGTACCCCAAATACCCAAAAACTCTCCAACACCTGTGCCGCTAATAGTAACATTAACTGTTCCAAAAGTTGAAAGGGTTGGTACGTTGCCGCTTGAAGCATCAAATGGAATCCACCAAACATCACGCCCATCAACAAAGTACTTACCAAAGGCAAACACTCTACTAGCGTAAGCTGCTTGTTGACTGTATAAATGGTCGCTATTAACTGTAAGCGTTACACCTAAGTTGATTGTAATGTCTTCATTATTATTTAAAGCAAGATTCGCTGGCGAATCCATGTTGCTGTTGGTTGTGACGGTTATATTAGCCATAGTTTATAGCGGGACCACCACGATTGAATTGCCGTAAGAAGGAAACGTAACGCCTGTTGAGTTCTTTACAGTAAAGCTCGAAACAAATGACGCTGGGATGTTATTGAACTCTACTCGCTTTTCGCTAAGAAAATTACCCACCTCCAACTCGTAAGCGGTTGTGCCATCGGATATTATTACCTTACCGCCGGAGGATGGCTGAAACTCTCCAAGAAGCACGTTGATGCGAACAAGCGTTGAAGTGCCTACGTTAGAGACTACAAAACTAGAAGACGTAGAGCCATTCGCTAAACTATTCAATGGTGTGCCGTCTATTTCGTAAATCGTAAGGCGAGCTAAATTATCAATAACCTCTAGCGCAGTTTCAATTTTAGTGAGCGTTGATGCTCCAATGTTTCCTGCGGACAACAAAAGGCTTTTAGCGCTATTGGTCAAATATGTTAAAAGTATAGATGGAATAATAGCATCTACATCTATAGCTGATGATCCGCTAGGTGGAGCTATCGGTACAGGCGCAATTGCCATTGTTAATCCTCATCTTCTTCATCAGCATCATTTACTTCAATGCCCGATAAGTTGCCCATCTCATCATTTATCATGTTGGCAACTCGCTTGCCTCGCTTTGGTATGATGTTATTGATAACTACTGGCTGTTGAGTAGGTGTATTAGCTTCTTTAGGCGTAGCTACTTGCTCCATTTGCAAGCGAACCCGCTCTAGTGCGGCATCTGATGCTAGCCTGCGCTCTTCCATTAACTTTTCTGATTCAGATAGCCGGATTCTCATGTTTTCAAGTTCTAGCTTTTGTATTTCTAAGATATGAGTCATTTGGCCAGTTTCTTGCTTAATAAGGTTTTTATCAGCTTCAGTTTGAGCGGAAGACTGAACTTTAAGCATATCAACTTGCACGGCTTGTGCTTTGATTTGCATATCTTGCTGCTCTAAAGCAAGGCGCTGCTGCTCTATATATTCTTTAAATTGCTGTTCTTGAACGCGTAATTGAGACTCTAGTTGGTCACGCTGCATCTTCAGTTGCTGGTCTTGGTAGGCTAACTGATTCTTTACGGCCTTATCTTGCATCTCCATCTGAGTAGCTTGCAACCTAGCTTGCGACTCCACTTGAGCAATTTGCATTCTGCCTTGTATCTCAAGCGTTTTGGGGTCTGGTGGTGGAGGTTGTTTAGCGGCCTCCTCTTTTGCCTTGGCAATAGCTTCAATCTCTTTGAATGCCTTGCTGAATAGTCCATCAATTTCTTTTCCGCCCTTAAAGCGTTTAATAAAGTTTTGGAATAGGGAAAGGCTAAATTGAGCTAGAGGAGGGTACTGTTCAATAAGCCCTTTCATCTGCTCAAAAAAGCCTCCAGCGGCTTGGATAAGCATAGTGCCTTCTTGCTGCTGTTGTGCTTGGTCTATTGCGACCATAGAGTCTGAAGCAATTTCAATGCGATAGTTACGTTTCGTACTATCTCTAAATATTGCAATAATCTGTTGCTTCATTTCGTCGATTAATTGCAACGGGTCGGGCTGTGGGGGTGCCATTGGTGGCATACCTAACTCACCTGGTGGTACACCTTCTGGACTAGGAGGTGGCGGGGGTGGTGGTGGTATATAAATAGTTGGCTCTATAAGAGCGTCGGCATCTGCGGTCTCCATGATGCGCTCTGGGTCAAACTGCTCGGCAATAATCGTGCCAAGATGCATAATTGCATCAGAGATAAATTTGCTAAACATGTTTTGGCGAACGATTAGCCCAAGGCTGGACCATTGATTCTCTAACCTATTAGCTGTAGCTGACTTGTACTGCTCTGAAGTGCCTCGTAGTAAGTCTGATACTTTTAGAGTTTCGTAAAGCTGTTGTAAGGCGTTCTGCCTATTCTCTTGTAGCGTGTTTAACACGTTTACAAACTGTTCTACGGGCAAGAATTCCATTCCGCCTTGTAGTCCGCCCCTACCTTTGTTAGCGGTCCAGCCGGTTACGCTAATGCCTTTAAGGTCATCCTGGAAAAGCTGCTCAAGGTAATCACCCATAGCAGCATCATAAAGAAAGTTAGGTCGTATTGCTTGAGTTAGGGCATGGATACGAGTTGTGAGGCGCTCTACCTCTAATATTTGGTCTTTAGCGTGAGCGTAATCTGACGTTGGAACGATACTTGTAGGGTCTTGAGTCTGGCGAATAACGGCGCAAGGATAAAAGCCCTCAAACTTAATTGGTGGCTCTGTTTCCTCTATAATCTCGCCATCAAAGCCAAGTTGTAACCAATATACTTTATTGGTAGCTTCGCACCAGATTTCCCAAACCTCGGCCTTACCCTCTAGTTTGTTTCCATCCTTGCTGGCTTCTCGCTTTCTAATTTCTGGGACACTGTCATAGCTAAGTTTATCTGCCTTTTCCTCACCAAATAGCGCCGTTGCTTGGTCCCTATCCAGGTAGGCTCTTTTAGCTTGCCATTCGATTTCTGACTCGTTTCTAGCATCTGAAGCACGGTAATCTGAGAATTGGACAACCTCAAGTATAGCTTTTTCGCTAACTTTACGCTCAACCTCAACAGACGATATAAAAATACCAGAGCTAGCCTCTTGCAAACTTTCCGTATCGCCATCATAAGGACTACCGTCGCCTTGAATAAAATTGCCGTTAGGGTCTCGGATTACTGCGATTTCTTGAAAGACTTTCTCAAACTTAGGCTCGTACCTAGCCCAAAGAACCGCCTGACCTGTTAAAAGAAACTGTAATGCTGCGTTATAGCCGACCTTATCAAAGCTAAAGTGGCAATCCATTGAGTATTGAGTATTACGTTCAAGAATGACGCTACCTAGCTCATAAGGTAGCCCCCCAGCTCGCTTTCGTAAATTTACTTCAGCTTTTGGAGTAGAACTGTAGTAAGCAGGTAGTAATGTGTTTATGCAGTACCACCATACGTTTAAGCGGCGGGGAGCATCTCGTAGGGTATCAACTTCTTTGTAGGCGTTAAATACCTTTATTGACTCATCTGCTGTTTTGATGAACTTTTCGTAGCGAGTATTAGCCTGATCTATCTGTTTTTTCCACCAAGTAGAGGAATATTTCTTTATCAATGGCCTTGGTGTTTTTTGCTTCATATTTGCGGCCTTTTAGCTCGTGCTCGTATTTTAGATATATAACTTTGCAGCTTAATCATACCGGAATGTAACATCTGCTCCGGCTCCTCCCATTTAGAATCAATAAGTCTTGCCTTACACAAATAGCGTAAAGCATCGACAGCGTGGTCGTTACCCCTAGTATCCAAATCTTCTGGCTTTTGTTTGTCTATTGACATTGATGGTAAGGTTTCCAGCAAGTAAGGGCAAGTGGCAAAAATATAGATCAGTGGTGGGCTGGCTACCAACCTTTGTCGTATCTGCGACCATCCGGAGATGCGGTCGTTATCGGCTTGTCTAAAGCTAGGATGCTTATACTTAACAAAAATAGAATTAAACTGGTCGTTAATAGTAGGACCACCTTGATTATTAAAGATGCTAGGGTCAGCAACTGAGATAGGGTTTTCATTTAGTGAAAGGGAAGCAATTCGTTCTGCTTGAGTAATGTTATCAACTCCTTTACCCCATAATTCTCGGTAGATGATGACTGCTCCTTTAGGATACGGTACCTCCTTACCGTCATCAGTACGTCCAGAACTAACAGCACCCCAGATAGCAGCAAAAGGACTGTGATAACCCCAATCATAGCCCAAATAACGGGGCCAATGCTTGGGAACATTAAAAGGGCTAATGATATGTTTAGAGCTAAACTCAGGAAAGTAACTTCCTTCATGGATTTCAAAATCTCCTTCTAGCCAGGCCCGTACTAATTCAGGGCTACCGACCATATGTAGGCGGTTAATATATTCAGGGTCTCTAGCTAACAGTATCTGATTATCAGTTACCCTACTAGGTATATAAATATAATCAAAACTAGCGCCATTAGGGAGCTCCTTTTTAAGCAGCTTCATCCCCTTAGGTGCTGGCTTAATAAACAAAGCCTTTAACCAGCCATGCCCAATACCACCAGGGTTAAACGTAAGGATGATTTGGCCGCCGCCTTTACCTCGTAAAGCTCCAAATAACTTCCAGATAGGGGAAGGGTCAGCATAGTTACCAGCCTCTTCTATAGCGCAATCTGAGTTCTTGTTGATAAGGCCGCAATCTGATATATAATGATTAGCTTCTTCAACCGTTAAGTCAGTAACTAATTGAGTACCAACATATGTCATTACCATCTTTCCAAAAACAACATCCTCAGCGAGATAAAACGCCTTGCCGCTATAAGGATGCACCCACCACTCTGAACGCTCAGGGCTATGTTTTTGAATGGTGTCCGACTCATCCCCGTTCAATGTATGGGACAATTCAGCAACACCGTCTTGTAATGGAAGTTTCCCTTGGCCGGTTTCTACAGCCTGGGGAGAATGTTCATCACATAAATCACGACAAAACTGACAATCGCATTGAAAATTTGCAGTTGTTTGCGTCTTGGTCGGAACATTTGAAGGAGCATCACAAAGCGTGGAGAGCGAACCCAGAACTGGTTGAAAAAGTGCGTCAAGCTGCTCAAAACCCTGCCGTATCTTTTGCTTCATTAGGCATGAGTCCGACAACTGTTCGCAAGATTTGTCAGGAGCATGACATTCAGTGGAAACGGCGTGGGAACAACGTGCGAGCTTACGAGCTAACCGAACAGTCGGTGCGTGAAGCGTTACAGGGACGGACAACGAATCAAGCTGCTGCGTATTTAGGGTGTCATCCAATGACTCTGTACAATAAGTTTTCTTATCTTCTTTCCAAGAGAACCAAGCCTGGTGCTTTAGACCCTTATATGCGGGAAATATACGATCTACGTTACAAGCAGATAGTGCCCATCGCAGAGATTGCTGGTCGATATGGCGTTTCTGAGACGTGTGTTGCAAGGAGTTTGCAGAGATGGAAGAAACTCCGTGTGCCGTCAAAACAGGGTGCCAAATGGGATTTCTCTGCGCCCCCACCACGTTGCCGTCCTGGTCCAAAACCTGGCTCTCAACGCAAGGAGCAAAGTAAGGCGCAGTAAGATTTTTGACTTTGCGTGGCCCTAATAAGGTTGCCACCATATCGCCTATTTGAATAGCTTCTATTGGCTTAAACAAGCCGTCTGCCATTCTAATACGAGTGCCAACAGCTACGCATAAATTCTGACCCTGATACTTCTCAGCATCAGCATCATTAGCTAGAGGTCTAAAACGTAAGCGAGCACCCGAGAGGAAGGTAAACTGCTTTTTCTGGTCTTGGTAATGCGCTTTAAGGGGCAAATATATCTGTTTGGCACGTTCAATAAGGTCATCAGCCTGAGGCAATTCTTTACGAAAAAAGATAGCATTAAAGTCAGCCCCTAACTGTTCCTGCTTAATTGCAAACTTACCTAAAACTCCGTCAGTCTTACCTCCACCTCGCGCACCGCCATAACCTACTAGCGTAATAGGGCAATTTATCAGGGCCTCCTGAGGACCACATTGAGGTCTCCATACGACATTATATTCAATGTTTTCACTCATTTGCGTAAAGTTATAGCGTTTTCCCCGTAAATTCTCTCTACATTACATTTAGGGTTTTGGCAAACAAAATACTCATCAGATAAGCCAGGGAAAAAGCTGGTATAAGGCATATCTACACCAACCTTTTCTGTACTTAAATGCTCACATTTAGGACATCGCATTACCTGCGGCCCTTTCTCGTCTTTAAAACTGTGCTCAACTCCCATTACTTTAATTTAACCTCCGCAATTATAGCCTTCATTGGAAAGGAAAATGGAGCTAATACTGTCGGAGCGCTAGCAAAGCAATTTTCTAACAGTTTTTTGTAACCAACCCTGTAAGTTTCAAAAGCTCTATCAAAATGAACTTGTGCCTTTTGCGGATGGCGCTTGCACCAATACTTGTATTTAAGTCTTTTACGCCGAATGCTTTTGCTCATTTATCTCTATCCCCATATCCTTAAATATTCCTTTTCCGTTATACGATAATTAACAACTCTAAACCTACGCTCACAAAAACGCCTACCACAAAACACATAATCAGTACTAGTAACCCCTACCCCGCTACCCTTACAGTGCGGACAGATATAATACTCAATCGTCGGAGTCCTGGGTAAGGTACTTTTGGACAAACTCTTCTTTCGACATCGGCTTGGCACTAACCACGCTCCTAATCTCACCCGTTATCTCTAACGTCTGCTGCTCGCTCCAGCCTAGTTTAGTCTTAAGTAGGTGTAATAGGATAGGGGTATTTCCATTCATAGCCTCTTCTAACGCTACCGTAGCCAATCCCTTCTGCATTTGGCTCTGACCCTCCAAAAACGCCTCAGAATAATACTTATCCAGCAGGTAAGGGGTAATCCTAGCTGCTAGCGCTGCGCTTGATTTTGACAGTCCTAGGCGCCCTAAATCGCGTATCTGTAAAGCTAGCTGCTCATCCCTCTGGTGTTCCCTAGTCTGCGGTATCTCCCGCATTACAGGGGGTAAAATTTCAGGAATTTTTAAAATTGGGTCAGCCTCTGTATCCGAGTCCTGTTTTAAATCGCTATCGCTCATACTTTTTATAGCCTATTAGTAGAACTTTGGTTGAATAAAGGTAATTTGGAAATTTTTGTGGGGGTTGAGGTATATACTTAACCGGTACCCTGCCCGTTTTCAAATTTGCTACGATATAGCGTTTTATAGCATAGCATCCTAGCCTATACCCTTGATTTTACTACCTAAAATCCTAAACCATATCCAAATTATAAAGTGCCCGATAAGTATTGTTATCGGTCATTCTGATATAACTATGCGATATCATTAAGTAACTTACCAAACTCTTCCCAAGTCATGCCGCTGACATGCTGCAACGCTGCCACTTCGCAAGGGTGATACATACGCTTAAACCTTTCTCGATAACGTAACTGTTCGTCTTCTATGCTTAGCAACGTAGCCATGGCACTACGAGTAAGTCCTAGCCGCTTGCGTACTGCTTGATAAAGATTGCCTGCCGCTTGGGGCAGAGTGTGATAATGACCTGTCTTAATTCTAGCCGAGTGCTGTCGCCTCATTTTTCTATGCTGATAGCTGTCGGGATAATGGTTACCGTTGTTCCACATCATATTCAAGTTAAATGCTCACTATACTCTAACGCAACCCCCTATTTATAACTAGCTGATATCTCAAGCCTAAAAATATTTATAAATATTTACTACTTTTATGTTGACATCATCATCTAATATCTTATATACTGTAAACATCAACTAGCACTAAAGCTAGTTACAAATAAAAGCAGGTTTACTACTTTTATGAGCTGGACGAGGCAATAGCGGCTTTCGAGGCTTATATTGGTGAATTGTTTGAATAATTGAATTTGTAAATAATACTTACAAGTTACTAACTTTAACTTAAAACAGGAGAAAATACATGAGGTTGCTCGGGATAGTTGACTACATAAATACGTGTGAATGTTGCGGACGCACCGATCTTAAATGCACTGTAGCCTTTGATACTGATGACGGCATAGTTTACTACGGTCGTACTTGCGCTACTATTGCGTACAAAAAAAACTCTAAACAGATAAAAACTGAGCTTAACGAAATAAAAGAACAGGCTTATCAGGAGGCTAATGCACTATGGCAGCCCGATATCGCGAGGATTGAATACAGGGATTTACTTGCTAGGTTAAATGACGGTCCTAGAATGTCATTTACTGAACGTATGGAAATAGTCAGACCGGTAAGCGATCGCGCTGATCGACGCAAGAAAGAAATTATTGACGCTGTAACAAAAAAGTATTTTTTACCAGCAAATGCGATCTATTTGTATTAAGCATAATTAACTTTAACTTAAACCGGGGTAAACATATGAGCAATTACAACTTTACACTTAAACTTACTAACCATTTAACCGGCGCTGTAGCGGTGGCGGATCTACTTGCTAGCTACCGGGAGGAATACCCCGGTAATTACTTTGAAGTGCTTGCAACGGGCTATGACTCACGAAACCATAGATATACTTTGGTGCACTTTGAGTCTGAGATTGAAGAATTCGCCGAGACAATTATCCGCGCTTTAGCTGAGCGCGCTCAGGTTGAGGCGGTCGGGTGGTTCGACGAAAGAAACCTGCTTACTTGGGAGGGTAACGGCTTTAAGGCTCACTACAGCTGGTACCAACCTACACCGAGCTACTCACGGTTCTACGAGGAAGGGGCTGAGCCAGCCGAGATAGATCAAACCATGATTATCGACGAATTCTTCCCTAACCTCTAATTAGCCTCAAGGATGCCCCTAGGTTGCGATATCTCTCGTAGCCTAGGGGTACTCCTACCCTCTCCTTAGATCGTTCAATCCTGACCATCCTTAGCCGATTTAATCACCTCTGCGGTTGGCTGGGCATCTGCACCTGTTACTCTATACCAGGTTCGAGTCTTAACGTCGTATTTCCACCAAGCACGATCCCGCCATTCCCATCCTTGCGCTAACCATTCAGCGGCTATTGCCCAGCGAGGGGGTTTGGGAAAGGAAACCGGCTTCTCACTCGGGTAGGTCATCGTAATTTACTCCCATTGCCAATAATTCACTTTCAAACTGTTCCTGGGGGGTTTGGTTTGATACTGGTATTTTTTTTAAGGTATTTTTTAATGGTACTTTTATTGGTAGCGGATCAAATTGATCCCGATCAGCGATCAAATTGATCCCATTCCCGATCAAATTGATCTCAGTACCGATCAAATTGATCTCATTCTTTGGGATCAAATTGATCCCGGTTGTATTTAGGTATCTCCCCCTTCCCTTGATGGTTTCTTTAAGCATCCCTAGCTGGATAAGCCGCTTAATATATCTTTTAGTGCTGGGCTCAGACAGTCTCAGCTCAGCGGCGATATGGGGGATACTGGCAAAGCAGGGGCGGCGGTTTCGCTCGAATCGCTGAACGTATTGGTAAACTAACGCTTCTAAATGACTTAATCCTTGGTCAACTAAACGTAAATCTACTATACCGATCCGGTGTTTTTTGTTATGCTCCATTTGTTCCCTTCATTTTCAAGCCCCTCTTTACTTTAGCCGGTTGGAGGGGCTTTTTTTGTTTATAGACTCCCCAGTTATACCCCCTCGAATAGATTCCCTCAAGTTTTTTTTAAAATCTCCGAATAAATCTCTTGCATGTAATCATCAAAATGGTTACAGTTAAAGGGTGCTGGAAACAGTACTGTAATAATCAACAAACAAAAATAGGAAAATATGAGTAACGACAACAAAAAAACAGCTGAGGCTATACTCGATTACATTGCCAATGGCGGTCCTGTATTTGAAGCTATGAGTGGTATAGTTGGCGTGGATAACTGGCAAAAGGCTTGCAAGTTAGTTAAACCACGGACGTGGGCTAATGATGATATATCAGCCGACGAAGTGGCATGGCATGAGTATCTATTAAGTTTAAACGATGATTAATAGTTTGTAGGAGAAAAAACATGAAAAAGTTACTTTTAACCTTAATTTTAGTGCCCCTGAGCGTAACAGCTCAGGAATGCGACATCACATGTCAGATATTTAGACAAGAACTGGGCATCCCTTTGCCCAACCCAGCTCCAGTTTATGGCTTTCCAACCGCTCCAGGGCTACCTATCCCACAAGATAAAGGGCCATGGGGTCAGGGTTACTCGATAGTGACCACGACAAAGCCAAAACGTAACCTCTGGGACCGTGACATGACAGGTTCAGAGACTGTTCAGCGAGTAGTGCCCAATGATGCGCTGGGGCAACCTATGCGCGGTTTAGATCTTAATTGGTAGTTAAACTTAAAAACGGAGAAAATATGAGAAAACTAATGTTAAGCATCTTGGGATTAGTCGTTGCAGCTTTAAGCGGCTGTACTGGAATGGAAGTAGGTGGCAAGTTATGGGTCAGTAGAGTCGACGAGCGGCAAGAATCGCAACGTACTTACAATGTCCCGTTAAAGTGTTATCTCTGGGCCGATTGTTCGCAACCGTCTAACGTACAAGGGAGCTAAACTTATGAAAACAATTAAAGAATTATTATTTACCCCAACCGGAATTGCTGTGACCCTGCTGCATGTGTGTTTCTTTGTTGGAGTTGTAACCATGTTTATAGGCGTTAGAGTCTATGTGCTAGGTGATGACCCTACTATGGCAGTAAAAGCAACTGTGGGGCGTAAATGAGTAGTGATAACTCAGCTGGCGCCATAATAGTCGCCGGCTTTGTTATACTAGCTTGTTTCTGCACCTTACCGGAAACTCTAACCTATCACGGGGGGCGCTTGTTACGGCTCCCTGTGAGGGCTTCTAAGGGCTTATTAGAGGCTGAAGTGGAGCGTGCCGCTGATGCGTATGGGCTATCGAGACGAGTGCTTAAGGCGCTTGTAAAGGTCGAGAGCGCATACAACCCAGCGGCTGTAAGTAAAGTCGGTGCTAGAGGTATAGCTCAGGTCATGCCGTTTAATGCTAAACGGTGTGGCCTCCAAGCTAACCACCTTTGGGATCCGACTTATAACGTAAGGTGTGGGGCAAAAATATTGCGCGAAGAGCTAGATGTGCATGGTGACTTAAAACGTGCTTTAACCGTTTACAACTGTGGGCGAGTTAAATGTGCCGAGGGTCAGCAATATGCAAAGAAGGTCCTAGCGCTATCAACTGTATACTGATAATGTACACAATTAAAGGAGATATATGAGTAAAGAATTAACAACAACTAACACGGGAGAAATGCTCGCTGCGCTCCGCAATACTGTAGCACCTGGATTAACAGACCCTGAGTTTATGCTGTTCGCTGAGATGTGTCGGGCGACCGGGCTTAATCCAGCGACTAAAGAGATATGGGCTATCAAAGCTGGTGGACGGCTCCAGCTGATGACGGGCATAAACGGCTTCCTAAAAATTGCTAATAGCCATCCTCAATTTGACGGGATGGAAGTTAGTTTCGAGCATGACGAGAAAGGCTTTCTGGTGTCTAGCACGGCGAAGGTGTACCGCAAGGATCGGAAGTATCCCAGCGTGGCTATCGCCTACCTTGCTGAATACAACAAGGGGACTCCCGTGTGGAAACAGATGCCGACAATAATGTTATCGAAGTGCGCGAAGTCATTAGCCATAAGAGAGGCGTTTATTAACGAATTAGGCGGGCTCTACACGGCTGAAGAGATGCCAAACGAGTTTGCGCCACCTAAGACGTATGAACCCCCACCAATAGACCCAGCTGTGCATGGTGACGTTATAGAGCTTAGGGCTTTTGATGCGCCAAAACCGAAAGCTACTCCGACTTTGTACGACGTTAGCAAAGTTGAGGGAGAGCACCGCACCGCAGCAGAAAACTATCTTAAAAGCTGTGCTGCCAAACATGTTACAGGGTCAATCTGGCGCTCGCCAATAAGATTGCAACGTCTAACGCAGTGCATAACCGAGGACACTATACACGTTAAGGAGTCAAACGATGAAAACGAAAAAGTCTAGGCACGATTTGCCAAGAGAAGGAGCGCAGCGATTTACTGCAATTGTTGATATCAAAACAGTTCAGGAGTTAAAGCGATTTTGTGAACGGGAACAAATCCCGATTACATTATTCGTCAGCGACGCTCTTAAGTATTGGCTGGAAGTAGGGAAGGGCAATTATAGCCCTGAATAAAAAAATCCCCGCCTCTTACATGACTAAGGGGCGGGGACCAAACAGGGAAATATGAGATACAAACAGGATACCAAAACTAAAACTTTTCGACAACCAGAAAAAATTACTAGCGTGGTTAGTGATTTATTAACAAAATTAGGAGCAAGCAAGATGAGTAGACCTATACAAACTTTTAAAAACAAGGGCCTAGACGTAGCAATTTGGGAGACTAGTAGGGGTGGTCATACCGTTACTATACGAAAAACGTATAAAGATAAAGCAACCAATCAATACAAAGAGACTAAAAACTTATTTAAGGAAGAAGTTGATAGCTTAATTGCGCTACTGCAAGAAGCATCTAAGTTCTTAAGCGGTCACGCTCCAATAGCTACACCGGCTCCAGTAGTTGAAAAAGAAATTGATTTTGATGATTTACCTTTTTAAAGGAAGACTATGAAGGATTACAGGGACATAAGGATTGAAGAGGATAAACAGACTAGAGAAGATTACGGCAGGGCTGAGGATGAGCATTTGACTCCAGATGATAACGAGGACCAACCAGAAAAAGAACGTGGGCCAGTGACTCCTGAGCTGTTGGCAGAGCGTTACGCTAAAAAGTACGACGAGTGCGAATATGCTAAAGAAGCTTTCTTGGCGGGTTATGCGGCTGCCCTGAAGGAGGAAGAATAATGGTTTTTATAGATGATATAGATGATGAAAAATTGCTTATTCAAGCATGTGGCTATGCTGAATGGAATGGTTACAATTTGGATCAAACTGAAAAGCATTGGAAAGAAAAAAACGCTTTAACAGCGGGATTCATGGCTGGCTATCGTGCAGCTATAAAAGATGAGGATGAGGCATACCAAGAGGCATTAAAAAAAGTACAAGAAGCAACCAAACGTGAGCGAGCTAGAATACTTTCAATTGCCCTGAAGGAGGTGAATAAATGAAAACTTTTAGCATTGACGAGATTAGAAGTTGGGACCCGTGCTATGATCCCAGCAAGTATTTGAGCGAAGGCTGGACTGGTAGTGCGATTGATTTTTTAAAAATTAAAGACATACCCTCACAGGATAAACTTTGGGTTGTATGCAGAGAGGAGGTGATAAGCGCAAAAACGCTACGACCGTTTGCAGTGTGGTGCGCTAGGCAAGTTGAACACCTAATGACGGATAAACGTAGTATAGCTGCCATAGAAGTGGCAGAGAAGTTTACGCGTGGAGAAGCGACAGAGGTAGAACTAGCTGCTGCTAGGGATGCTGCTTGGGATGCTGCTTGGGATGCTGCTAGGGCTGCTGCTTGGGATGCTGCTGGGGATGCTGCTTGGGATGCTGCTAGGGATGCTGCTAGGGATGCTGCTGGGGATGCTGCTTGGGCTGCTGCTAGGGATGCTGCTGGGGATGCTGCTAGGGCTGCTGCTGGGGATGCTGCTTGGGCTGCTAGGGATGCTGCTAGGGCTGCTGCTTGGGATGCTGCTGGGGATGCTGCTTGGGATGCTGCTGGGGATGCTGCTAGGGATGCTGCTGGGGATGCTGCTGGGGATGCTGCTTGGGATGCTGCTGAAAATGCTCAAATACTTCAACTTATAAAAATGTTAGAGGAGGAGCAGGAGAAAGAAGATGAGTAAAACGTTTAATGGCACCTGGATTAAATTTAAGGATCAAGAACCTCCGCTATATGTAGATTTGCTGGTTGACTCAGATGAGGGCTTGCTAGTAGCTCAATACAAAGGAGACAACGAATGGACCGAGGGAGGCATCGCTTGGGTGTATTATTGGATGCTCGCCCCAAAAGCTCCGGAGTTTCCTGTAAGAGAGTCTGCTGCTCATAATACAGTGAAGGCACCTCGGGAACTAGCAAAGATATATGCCGACGAAGAATGCAGTGGTCATGCTGTATATGGCGAAGGATTATACGCTGGGTTTCTTGCTGGTTATAACAAAGGCTATAAAGACGCATGGGAGAAGAAAAGTAATGACAAACTCAAGAGCTAAAGGAGCAGCAGGCGAGAGAGAGCTTGCTAATAAGCTAAAAGAAAACGGCTTTACAGCTAGACGCACGCAGCAGTTTTGTGGCAAAGCTGGCGATTCGGACGTAGTTTGCACCGAATTGAGTCAATATCACATCGAAGTAAAAAGAGTCCAAAATCTTAACGTAGACAAGGCTATAGACCAAGCTACTAGAGATTGCGGAGACAACACACCAATCGTCTGCCACAGGAAAAACAATAGACCATGGCTAGTAACTATGTATCTGGAAGACTTTCTAAACTTACACAAGAAGTAGATTACGAGATGGAAATAACATCTTCTCCCGACTGCCCAGAGACGGCTTTATGGCTTGCTGTTATTGAAAGAGCCATCTGCGATTATTCTCTACCCACTCAAGGGTTAACAGCGTTCTTCCAGGTGGATTTGCACCGCTTCTTTTTTGAGGATACGCCCAAACCGTACAACCTAGTGTATATCTGCAATATGCTCTTTGAGCGTGATGACGTAGTGCGCACTATAAGGGAACGACTAAGGAAGATTAACCCCGAAGAAAAGCCCGTCAGGATGCACAGGCGACCTTAGCGCTTCTTCTTCTCAACTAAAGACCAAGCCTGAGCAGCTCCATAAAGAATGGCGCCGCCAACTACAGGTTCAGCAGCAGAAGCTAGGTTAAGAGCATCGCTCTCAGCTACACCAACGGTAACTAGAGAGCCAGCAGCTAGGGTAAGCAAATGTCTGATGATTGAGGCCAAAAAGAACGGCATAAAGCACCTTCAAATATAGAGTTATCGTATTTACAGTCTCGCTTCCTGGGATCTACAAACTCGCCACGGATGCAATTCATCCAGGGCTCCCAATAATATCTTAAATCACAGTGAGCATATTTTGCCATCCATTTTCTTGCGTTTATCAAGCTGCCATCGTACCCGTCTAGGTCTACTATACACGGCCTAGATAGAATGGGGTTAAGTCCGTGCTTCTCGCACACCATTCCTGGTAAGCATTTGCGTCTATAAGGATTATCAACAAGGTTACAACTAGGCACAGCAGCAGATACAAGATTAGCAAGTGTTTTTCTAGCTGTTTCATGCAAATCACACTCCAAACACGGGCTAACATAACAAGTAACATTACGCCCTTCTAATCGCTGCTTAAATTGCTCTAAAATGACATTAAACCGCTTTCTTAGCCTACTTTTAGGGTTTCTAGCCGCTCTATTAGCTGACGCCACAGTGTAGCCCCATAAAGCCTCATAGCGACCGCAGCGCTTGTTTCTCATGCATGGGCTCTGTATCAGGTGCGCTCTTATAATCTTTGGTCTAGGGTCGTCTAAGAGGGTATTTAAGCATTTACAGGTCGTACCAAAGGTATTCTCTAGGTAGCTAACAACTAAGGTTTCCTGCTCTCTATAGAGCCTTTTTACGCCGGCACAGTTAAAATCTTTGTGGCATAAGGCTAGTAAGCTAGGTGCTGCCCATGCTTCCACTGATAGCAGGAGCATTAGCACAACTAGTGCCGCTCTCATCTGTCTAGTGCCCTATCTAGCTTGGCATCAATCTTGTCCAAGCGACCCTTAATATAGGCTAGCTCTGTCTGTATCACTTGCACCTCCGCAGTTACGGTGTATTTATGCGTTTCTAGCTCGTGTAGGCTATTCTTAACCGCCTTGTAGTCTAGGCCAATAATGGATATCAACACGCCAATGGCGGCTTTAATGATAATATCCAGCCAATATTTAAGCTCTGTAATATCACCTGACATTAGTGGACTCGGCCTCCTCCGTAAGCATCAATAACGATTAACTCTGCTTCGGGAGTACCCGCCATTAGGTCCTTAAAGCGATTAAACGCCGACCTACTAGCTAAGATAGCCGATTCGTCTCCAATCTTACCAAATTGCATTCCCAGTAAGATACACCCATTCGTATCCTTATGCGTATTACCAGCATGAAATAGGATATGGTCACGCTCTGGCACGTCTATAACCTGCCAAGTCTGACCAAACTTAGGGCTATTCCTTGGCCTAACCTTATACCTACCCACGGGAATGCAGCTTATCATCCTCTCATTGTCTCGCCAGGCATCCTCTAACGTGACAAACTCAGGCATGTCATTAACACACAGCACACCTAACGTTGCCCCGTTATACTCGGATATTCTGACAAGTCTTAACTTCATTTTGGTGGCTCAGGAAAAATTACTAATTTAGGGTCGGTTATCCCTTTAAGCATATCACGAAGCTCTTGGCGATATGCTGCCCATGCATCCTTATTAGAGATAGTAACATCTGCTAATTGCGTCCAATCTGAAGCTTCTAGCTGGCGATTGCGCCAAGCCTTGATGCAAGATCTAATTGTTTCATCTGATATCGGCTCTTGCTTAAGCAACGGATTAATAGTTTCTTCCCAAGTCATAATTACACACCTTGATAAATTATTGTCCAACCTAATCGAGAATCTGTAGCTGTGCCCCAATTCCCTAAGGCATAATCTCTTAAATTACCAATATTAGTTGCGCTATTGTTATAGCTATTAGCTACATAGGAAACTCCTCCTACGCTGCTTGTTGTAGGCCAAGTTAAAAATCCCGCAGAAGGAGAGTTTATATTTACTGGCAAGCCAGTAACTTCTAAAAATTGGCCTCCGGCATTAGTGTTAAAACGAGCGTATAAAATTAAAGTAACTACTTTATTTTGTTTTATATACAAAGCTACTGGAGTAGTAACACTACTAATAGTTCCAGTGCTCAAAGCTAAAACAGGACTCCATGTTTGCCACCCACTAGGGTCGTTTGTAATTATAAATGCAGCTCCATCATAAACTACCTCCATAATCGCTCCAGCAATCCAGTTTCCTGCTGTAGGATTTGCTCCGGTTTGGTCCCAAATAGCCTTGGCTCCTAATGAATTAATATTAAGCGTATGGGATGCGCCTGCCGCTGTTGTAGAACCTAGCCCAGCTCCTATTTTCATTCTAAACTTTTGTCCAGCTTTATATGCAGCTATCGCTGGAGCTGCAGTCGCAGTCTGAGCTGTAGCCGTTCCGCCTGTAGTTCCTAACCAGATATAATCTCCGTCCTGTACTTGAGCAACTTGAGCCGCTTCAGTTCTATTAGTTGCTGCAGCAAGGCTTACAATCTTGTTACTGCCCAGGTTAAGATTACCTGTCATAGCATTAGAGCCGTCCTTATTGATACAAGCAGTAATACCATCAGCTAGATCGTTATCTTGTGTATCATGGCGACCAGGCTCTATGCCTGTTCCTAAACTGGCATCATTAGCCCAGCCACCAGTGCCGTATACTCGTGTAAAGTTTCCTCCTGCCCAAGCCATAAGTCTCCTATGCGACTAAATTAGTTACTTTTGATACATACTGCCTAGTTTCTTTAGGCACCCTTACTTCATTAAGAATGTTAGACCAAGTTACCCTCTTACCAGCAGCTCTAACCTTTCTAATAGCCCTATCGATATTACCTGGTCCCCAGTTATACGCAGCTAGTGCAATCTCTTGGCTATCATACTTATTTATCATTCGCTGCAAATACCTACTACCACCTTCTACATTCTGTTCAGGATTCTTAGCGTTTACGCCTAACTCTTTAGCTGTAGCAGGCATAAGCTGCATTAAGCCTGTAGCCCCCTTCCCGCTAACAGCATCAGCTTTACCTCCTGACTCTACCTGCATAACAGCTTTAACTAGCGCAGGTGGCGCATACTCTTCACCCGTAGGGATGCTGATGTTTTGCTTGCCTACTTTAACTGATTCTTGGGCTGGTACAGACGTCGTACTTGGCTTAAACTCTTGAATTTGACGAAACAGATCGTCCATTTCTGGACTGATTGCTGTAGTTGCAATAGCTCCAGCGCCAAGCACCTCTCCTCTCCTAACTTTTGTTTGCTCCTGAATAATATCTAACCCCGCCGCAGTTTCTCGCCCTGCTGCTGTCCCAGCAACGCTACCGACCGTCTCTCCAGCTTGTCTAGCGCCACGCAAAGCAGAAGTTAGTTGGCTAATGCGTCCAAGAGTTTCTAAGCCCTGTTCTGGCTCTCTGAATAGTAACTTGGCATAATTCTTATAAAACTCATCATCTTGACGACCGCCAAGCATTTTAGACAACAATTTACCAGCAGCATTAACTGGGTCTTTGCCAGCTTGAATTGCGCTTCTAATTGCGCCAACACTTTCCCCAAGAGCCTCCTCTGCTTGTCTAAGCGGAGTTGTAGGACTGCCCGCAAAATATTCCCTTTGCCCTTTAAGGATTTTTTGCTCTATAGTTAGCGGCTCAATAATAGCATCATACTTATCACCAAGAGCAGCACGCAATTTATCCCGTAAAGCAGGTGACCCAATAATCTTGTTAATGGGGTTTCGCTCGTCCTGTGCTTTTTCTACCGATCTTTGTAGGTAGGCACGAACACCAGACTCCCACTCATCAAGACGACCAGCGGCGACAAAATCATCGCGTAAGCTAGAAATAACATCAGGGTCAAGGACAAATACTCTCCCGATAGTTTCTGGCTTATCAGGACTAACATTAGCTAGAAATCCTATTTTGCTTTGCTCTTTAGCCGTCAGCCCCTTAGACATTTGTGCAAAGGTATTAGTAGCTTGTGCATAATCAGGGGACTCGTCTTTAATTGCTTTCATTAAAGCATTACGAGCATCGGTAACTTTACCAGCAGTAAATTTATTTTTTAGCGATCTAGCTTTGCCGCTTAAGTATTGTTGCGCTTGATGCAATACTTCCAAGCTAGTATCAGGCTTATCTGCAAACTCGGGAAGCTCTTTCCTAACGGCTTTAATGGCTTGCTGTATTCTTGGATTGCTTTGTACCAGCTCTACTGCATTGTCTGCGGTTAGCTGTGGAGTCCGCTCAAAAGCGGTTTCGTATAATCCTTTAGTAGCTTCTTTCCGAGCTACGCCCAAATCCTCAAGTAAAGACTTTGCGCCTTCTACAAGTCTATTAGCTCCAGCGTTTACGTTGCGGACTGGAGCTACCTTGTCTAGGGTTTCAGTAATGCGATTAACCGCATTAGCCGCACGCTCTTCAATAGCTGTTTTTGCCACTTCAATAGAAGCTGGATAATTAGCTACTAATTTAGCCTGTTGATATAACGATGGAGAGCCTACAGCTTCAGGAATAAACACTGGCTTCCCAAGCTCTCCCGCCCTTCGTAATGCTTGCTCTGCTGTTGGTACTGTCTCTGGTGCGGCTTGTGATAATACCTTAGCAAGCTGAATCTCTTCTGGCGTGTACCTTGCCCCGCCTAAAGTAATCGCTCCACGCTCGCTATCTAATGTAGTTCCAGCTTTTGCCAGAGCTCCTCCAAGTGTTTCGGTAGCATATTGAGCAGCTTTACCAATCACAAGGCCAGCAATAGCACCGGTCCCGCCACCCATTAACCCCCCAGCCAATCGCTGTCCTGGCTCTGCTGAAGCTGCGCCATATATGCCACCTTGCGTAGCTCCTATTGCTGCAAGTTGCCCAACCGTGGGGGCTGCCTTGCCTGTTGCTCCTAATAACAATCTAGACGCAAGACTAGGAGCCGCCATTGTAGCTGCTGGAATAGTTCCAGCTATCCCCCCAACAATTTCCGCTCCTAATGCAGTCCCAGGATAAGCAGTTCGCATGGCTTCTCGCTCTGCTTGTTGTGCAGCAAGTCGCTCTGAATAAGAAGGGCCGCCAGTAAGTGCCCCTAACCCTGCCAATGCCTCATCTGACAACCCAAGGCTTAAACCTTGCGCACCAAATGAAAGAGCGGTCCCTAATCTGCCATATAAATCAACCTTGCTTTGAGCTTCTTGCACAGCCTGCCGAGCAGCTGCAAATTCAGCAGCTTTGTCTGCTGGAATAGCTGGAGGCTCGTAGCTTTGTATTTGTGCAAATAACTCTTCTGCTGTTGCCATTTATTTTGCGCCGTAAATATTTGCTGCTTCTTGCTTTAGTTGGTTAATTTTAGCTGGGTCAGTTGTGCTTTTTAACTGTTGTAAAATGCTAGCTAATTGACTTTGTTTATTTTCTGATTGCTTCTGTTCGCCAGCAACCTTTGCCCAAGGCTCGGGCTCTCCAATATACGAAATAGCTTTTTTAGGAATACCGCGATCCGTTGCTATGCCCTCATAAAAATCTTTGGTAGTTTTATAGCGTTCGGCTTGAGCTTCATAAGCACGTTGAGCAATCCGCATAATTCCTTGACGAGTCTCTTCTTGCAATCCTCCTTGGCCAGATAGCGCAGTAGCAAGCTCCCCCTTAAAGCGATCTGGGATGCTTTGACTCGCCATAATTGCAGCTTGTTCGCCTTCCCTAACTGCCATGCCTGGCTCTATTAACTGCACAGCACGGCGCACCAATTCCTGAGTAGCTACGGCGCTAGGGTCTTGAACGGCTTTAGTAACTACCTTAGCTGCGGTATCAATTAGGCTAAAATTTTTTACTTCTGGCAAAGTATTAAACTCTTTGCGTAAAGCGTCTGCTTCGCCACGACGATCGGCTGTAAGTTTAGCTTGTGCTGCCAAAGCATCTCTCTCTGGTTTTGTTAAAACTTCTTGTGCTTCAGGCCGAGCAAGTATGCTAGCTGGGTCTCCTTGTGACGCTAGTTCAGGACTCGTAAACATTTTTCCCGCTACACTTGGAGTTCCTCCAAACAAAGCTGCCCTTCTAGCTTCTCTTTGCTTATCAAGCTCGCTTAATTGTGACAAAGGGACTCCCATATCCTTTGCACGAGCCGAATCAACATCGAACTCTGCTAGCCCCCGCTTTGTAAGCAAATCCGCTTTTCTGGCCTGTTCCTGCTGAGTTAAAGCAGTAGCTAACGTAGAAAGCCTAGACTGATACATCGGGTCGGATACGCCGCCAATAAAATCAGTGCGAGCTTGTGGTGTGGAAAGCCCCTGCATACTGTTTGCTAGGGTGTTAAGCTCTAACGTACTTCTAGCGGCCTCCTGCCTAGCTTGATAGCCTAATAGCGATTGAAGCAATATTGAACCTAAACCTATGCCGACGGCCTGCCCTGTTGAACCATAAGGGTTAATTAGGGTAGGAGCTACCTCGCCTAGTGTTTTTGCAGCAATACCGTACCCAGTATCAGCACCAGTGTAGTTTAAGCCTTGTAATGCCTCTTCTAATATTGCCATGTTACTTTGACGCCCAATTAGTTATTTGTTTAGTTGTTCCAGCGACTATGCCGTGGCCTACGTTAGCAAAAGGATTTTGTTGTGGCTGTTGATTGTATCCCTTTGAAAGCTGTTCTGCCTGTAGCCTTTCATACAAGTTTGGCCCCTGTGGCCCTCCCCCACCTTGAGACATTCTTGCTATCTGTAACCTATTTTGTCTTTCAAGCTCGGCCTGTTTGGCTTCCCAACCCTGCTGCTGTTGTAGTTGTTGATTTTGATACTGAGCACCTACACCTGCCATATATGGCGGTAATAATGCTCCTAGCTGCTCATAAGGTCGCATAGCTAGGGTATCAGCTTGAGTAAATTGCTGTTGCTGTACACCATAAGCTGCCTGCTCTGCTGCGCTCATAGCCTCTTGCCTAGCTAAGTCCTGACGTTGATTTAGCTGCTTGTATAACCCTTGTGCTGCTTCTGAGTTAGGGTCTAAGCCACGCTCTGCAATCTGTCGCTGTACATCTACCTGCTGACGACCAAACTCTTCAGCGTTACGGCGCTCAAACTGCTGCATTACGTTCTGCCTGGAACGCTCCATCTCTGCTTCAAAGTTAGGTTGATATTGCTCGCCTTGAAACCGCTTAACCATATCCTGGTAAGCCTCGCCTGCGCCCATAAAGCCTGCTTCAGTAGTTGATGCTGGAGTTGGCGCTGCTGGCGTTGTGGGTTTAAATCTATTGAGAAAGTTTAGTGCGGTACGTCCACCTTTTTCAGCTCTAATCTTTCTATATTTAGCCTGCTCTTCGGGAGACATTGTGTCATAGATAGCTTTATTTCCAGCTCTAGTAGGCACGTTTTGACTATCAGGATTGTTACCTGGTTTGCTGTTTGGTGCAGTTTTAAGTGCGGTTTTTCTAGCCATAATTATACTTGTCCCCCTACATCATAGCGTATCTCAAAGCCTAAAATTTGCATACTTGTATTCTTAATCAAGCCACCAAATCTAACTGCCGCACAATGCCCCTGTCCTGATACGGCAAACCTATCAAAAACATATTCTATATCTGACGACCAAGGACTTCCCCAAGGACTACCCCAAGGAGTAAACACGCCTGGCGTAGTAGTAACTGTAGATACTATTGATTGTCGTTTAAAATCAGTATCCAAGCCTAAACTTAGCGTTACGCCACGACGCACCTTTACAATAGGTCTAATATCTTTAAACGCTTTGTAGTTGCTACGAGAGCCGTAGAAACTAAATGCAGTTCTTCCAGCAAACATAATAGATTGGCCAACGTTACTAACTACAGCATCAGCTTGCCCAGTTTCTCCTTGCCAAATTACGCCAGCAGAGGAAGCGTAAAACGGAAGCTTTTTAAATAATGTCGCTGCCAAACAATGATTGTCATTAAACAGCTCGAATACAGTCCAGCCTTTAGTATCAATGCTATAAACTAAAAGTTTACACCCTTCGCCTGTTGTCGGAATTGTAATATAAACTCGTCTACCTTGCGGCCAAAAGAACCCTGACCATTGATGGTCAAACGGTATAGAAACGGCGTATTGGCTGATTAGCGGGTTTACTTTTTGGCTCACTATGTTTAGCGC